GCAGCGTCAGATGTGTATAAGAGACAGCCATCACCAAACACATAATAGCGTTTGCCGTTTAATTCGCGTACTTCAGCGTAGCGTTGTAGTGGCTTTTCTCGGAAGATTGACTGACCACCTTGAGATTTATTCCATGCATCATCAGCCGTAGCCAAGGTGCCAGTTGTACGCTTATGATTATCAATAAAATCGTAGTAAGCAGCAGTACGATCATTCTGAGCGCGTTTAGCAGCCAACAAGAACTTAGTTGCATCAGCATCACCCATACCACTAACAGATGCTTCCAATCGTTTAGCGTCAGATTCGGTTTGTGGACCTTTCTGAGCAATCTGATCTGACATAATAACGGCGGAAATAGTACCGTTAAGCGATGCCAGATTAGAGACATTTTGTTCTGCTTCTGGAGTAAGTAATCCAGCAGCTTTAGCATAACCAGCCAATTTACGAACAGTATCCGTAGTATTGATTTGGTTGATATTAGTATTATTAAGAGTGCTTTCTGCAATAGCCAATTGATTATTTGAAGTACGAGCAGATGACGCAGCCAATTTAGCTGGAGCCAATACATCTTTAACCAAATATTGACCGTATGCTTGGCCTTCAGATTTGCCTTGCTCACCTTGTGACAATACAGGAGCATTGCCTTTAGCGATATTTTGAATCATTTGGGAGCGAGTCATGGCAACTTGATTACCATTCTTATCTAATACGCCGCCAGTCGGGATGTCATAGTTGGCTTTGGCTGATTCACGCGCATTTGCTCCAGCACCTTCAAGAGCTGCAACAGCCCCCGTAGCACCAGGAAGAACTGCGGTACGGAACCCGCCAGGAACTGATGGATCAGCAATCATAGTCTGATTCTTATCAACTTCTGGGATGTAACGATTTAGATTAGACGGATCGTTAAAGTTCAAAATATGACCACGAACATCTTTAAGATTTGGACCGAAGTTCTCTAATAGAGCTTTAATCTGTGTTTGATCCACAAATGCAGAACGAGGATCATTTCGTAAAGTTTGAGGATTGAATCTTCCTAAAGTATCTGGCCCAACAGGAATGTTGCCACCATTTGGCATTGGTCCTGCTTGTGGGACGTCTTTGACTACATCAAAAGCACCTAGCGTAACATCGTTTAAAAGACTTTCACGTCGTAGTTTACGCTGAGCTTCTTGCAATGCTGCACCATGACTCAAAGCATTGTAGCCTTGATTCTGAGCATTATTGTAAGCTGCGCCTACATCGCCAGATAACAAACCTGTAAGGAAAGTATTGCGAGCAGAATCCGCAGCAGCTTGCGCTTCTTTGGGACCTACTAAATCCAGAATATTCTGGGGAACAAACCAACTTGTAACTGGCTCTGCCATGATTTTTCCTTTTATCCGAAGAAGCTACCGATTCCCATAAGACCGGAACCAGAATTGCTCTTTTGATTACTTACGCTTGTACCAGTGCTTACGTTGCCAGAACCACCGGCAGGATTGATACCCAATGCTTGGTTGATAATGGCTTGCTGTTCAAGCGGTAGATTGCGAGTTGCATCCATGATCTGCTGTTGATAAGCTTGATCAGACAATCCAAGATTCATATTATTTTGACCAGCAGTATATCCCTGGGCTTGTTGGTTAGAACCAATTGTATTTAATTGATTAGCAGCATTTAAGTAGCGATTCTGATCTGCGGAAGATTGACCTACTGCGTTTGTATACGCGTTGTTGTAGATATTTCCCAAAGTATTGCCGGCAGTAGTAAAGAAATTACGATTTGTTTCAGCCTGGGCCACGCCCTGGCGTGAACCACCATAGGCTCCTGCTGCGGTTGCATCTCCGCTTACACCATTCAAAGCTATTTGATTGGCGCGGCCTAACTCATTTAGAGTATTACCGGCTACATAGTTTGTGTAAGGATTCAAATATTGGTCAATGTTTGCTACCGAAGAAGTATTTGCATTCTGATTGGTCAAACCAGCAGCGGCGTTAATACTGCCAAATCCTGCGCTATTAGGGTTAGCAGTTGCCCGGATCATTCCTTCGCCTACGTTATAGTCGCCAGTACGTGGAGCAAATTGTTGCGCTTGAAGATTATTCGCCACACCGGTTGCCCGATCGACGTTATTCATGAATAGCGCTTTTATTTGCGGATCAAGAGCCGAATTAGAAGCTGAACTTGATGATCCAGTACTGCTCGAGTTGCTACCAAGAACTTGTGACATATTAAATCTCCATCAACATACAATTGTATGCCGGTTTAAAATTGTATTCGCGTAAGAAGGTTCTTTCCCATCCTTTACGACCCGCCGTTGTAACTCCCTGGCATCCAATGAATTTAGCAAACTCAAGGATTGAAGGAGCTATCTCTGCTACGCCTTCTAGGTTTCCGGCAACGATAGGTGCATGAAGCAACTTCTTGCGCGGGTAAACCATAATCTCTGTAATAATTACTGCCTTATCACTAGCCCATAACTGTAATGCATTGGTGGCTACCCCGTCCAAAATATCTTGAACGTTGTGCGTTCCTAGGCTATATTCTAATGCATCTTCCACCCATTTACGACATCTAATGAATTCAGATAGCCATTCTGGCTGAGTACCGTCTTCCTTCAAATATTTATCAAAATCAAGAATCATATAGCTGTAACTACTAAAACCCCTAAATTACTTACTGTTAGCTGCCATTTACTACCATTTGCAGAACGTAAAATCAAACGCTGAGGACTGACAATTTCTACATCAGCTTGGCGTTTAAAAGTCTGTTGATCCATTTGTTCAATAAAAGCATTCCTTTGAGCTTCAAAAGACTGAGTATATTGACCTGGAGGATTAGGTAATTTCATCGTTTACCCCCCGCAGCACCTTCAAATCGCACAATACCCACACGCCAGTCGGCGTCTACATTTCCGTCAACTTCCATCTCTACTTGACGGCCGGTAAAACGTATAGAAGTGTACGGTACAAGGTCATATGGTCCAAAAGAAGATTGAGTATTATTGGGTGTAAATCTAGTTTTAAAGGTAATTTTGGCTTGACCTTGAGTCTTTTCGTCAGGAATTAACATCTGAGCCTGGACGATATTATCACCATTACCAATTTCTACTGGGCCAGAACGAGCATACCGTCCACTAGTAATTGCTGTACCATCATTTGTCCAGTTAAACTCATGATCGTACAAATACCCATCTGGCGACGTAGCTAATGGATTAGCAAAAACCCCAGAGCCAGTCCATGCCGTACGGGCAAGAGTGCCAATGTTCCAATGACCTTCGCGGTAGTTGTACACAACATATCTGTCGTTTTCGGTACTAGTCAAAGATGGGTAAAACCACCATACTTCACCAAACGTAGTATTTACACCAGCATAGATCTTAGCTCCTTGAAACTTATTAAGATCAGAAAACACGTAATCTTGAACATCGCAAGGTAATGGTTTAACTAAACCATCATATTGGAAGAAACCATTAGTTCCCATCCAATATGCTGTTGAGTCCATTGCGGCAATTGCGTTGGGTCCAGCAGCCCCACAAAATGAGCCAATACGGTCAAAACTATATACATACGGAGTGCCAATATAGGTCATACTGTGAAGATCAGAGTCTGTCCAAATCAAAGTAGTTCCTCGAACTCGGCGGCCACACATGATACTTCCAGCGGTTTGAAGTTCAAAATCACCAGCTTGATTAGTCGCAGCCGCAGTCCAAGTTGTCATAGATTCTTGATCAGACCAAGCTACATTGCGAGGGTTGCCCCCGGCGCCTAAAGCTACTAAAAAACGCTCTGGTGTGACAACTACACCACGATTACTAGTCGGTGCATTAGTTACGGCAACTGCTTTATTAGCGCCGTTAAGATCCCAAGACAATAATCGGCCATCATGCGGAGCGCACATTACTGGCAATTGACCAAAGTTATCCATTGACCAAGTAGCTGCTTCTAAGATCAAAGTTGACGAAGGACGGACGGTGCCATAAGTACCGTAACTGTAAGAATAGATTCCATAACCTAAACCGTACACACTATCCACACGACCTGTTGTAAAGGAAGTAGGAGTAATATCAGTAAAAGATCCACCAGTCGAGACATAGAGCGTAGAGTTAGTGCCAATTAAAGCGTAGCGTTGGTAGCTATTATCTTTCCAAGCGTACAACCCGCGGCATACCCCACTAAAGGAAGACGTGTTGTTCTTTTGCCACCCTCCAACAGGGCGCATCGTCCCTTCGTACCAACGTACTAAATTGGCTTCATACCAACGTCCTTGAGATTGATATTCAGTACCGTTACGGTACACGCCTGGAGGGATTTTAACGGGATAGAGGGCCATAGTTATGCTATTTTAAGGGCTAAATCCTTCAAACGGGAAACTCTTGCAGTCCAACCTTTACCAAATACTGGAAAAGTCTTTAAGGACTCCAGATAGGCTTGGCGTTTAGCAATATAGTCTAGGATGATGAGTTTTGGGTCGGCTTTAGCCATAGCGGCTAAAGTACCCGCTCCAATCGCTCCATCGGGCGTAACGCCTAAGCTTTCTTGCAGAAATTTGATAGCGCGCCCCGGACCGCTATTGACGGCAGAATCAAAAACGCACGCATCTATGCCAGACGGTAAAACGTCACATTGGCAAAGATTCCAATAGCGTTTTCGGTAGATCTCTTCTACTTCATCATCGCTTATGATGCGAAGATCTGTGGGGGTTAAATGGGGATTACGCTTGTATTCTCTATAGACTGCAAGAGTAATGCCCTTCATTGTAGCGCCACCAGGATCGGCTGGATGGTCTGAAAAGCCGCCCTCTTCTACAAGAGTATGCTTTAATACTTCGGAAAAATTACGCATCATTTAGATACACCAATCTGTTCGTTAATCCACTTTTGCAAATCAACTAGCATCAGCGTGGTTTGAGCGCATTGTCCAGCAAGTTCATTGTAGGCGGAGATAACATTAGAGACGCTGGGGGTGTTGGAAATTCCTGGCACTGTACTGCCACTGGCGTTGTTCCACACGCTTGTAGACTTGTAATAATTACGCAAAGCAGCAAGCTTAGCTTCATGTTCATCTTGAATTCCTTTGGTAACTAATGCGTTTTGTTTCTTGATTGACTCGACATGAACCTCTTGCGCTTTTGCAATCGATTCCGTTTCCTTCTTGAAAGCCATAAAATCGTTATCGCGTAAATGCCACCCAGCATAAAAAATGCCGAGTAGAAGTAGACTAGCCACACCAATTTTGACATATAGTAAGTTCATATTGGTTTAGAAGTTACAAATCTCAATATAGCCACAATAACTCCGATAATGATGTAACTAATACCATACCAGTTTTCGGGTAAAACGCTTTGAATCGAGGAGAAATTATCCATTATCGCGCCTAGTACTACTAGCGCGGCAGAGAACCAAATCGTCTTGGAATGGCGTATTTTCTTTTTAATCATCTGTCAAACATATGCTTCATGAAAGTGTAGATTACGCCAATCGCAATACCTGCACCGGCTAACCATTTAACAAAGACGACTATGTAGGTAGCAGTGTTCCATGCGGCAACTAAAGACTCAACATCCTTAGAAAGTTTATCTACTTTTTCGGACAACAGTTCGACGTCTTTTCGTAGTAACGCGTCACTTACTGCTTCAAGTTGATTTGGTTGCATGGCCAAGATACTCATAAAAATTAGGGTTGTCTTTTAACAGAGCGATAATTCCCGTTGCAGTGCAATGGACTTGCCTTTCTGTCATACCAAGTTGCATGGCATCATCGATTGCGTGGATGAGTTCGTGCAACACTGTGTCCGCTTCAAATGCAAGTTGCTGCTCGGTGCGGACCCGAACAACTTGTTTCTCATAATCATATTCACCCCAAGCTTTTGGCATTTCTTCTTCAGAAACCCAAATGACTGGAATATCCCGACCAACGATCCTAATCTTTGGTGGGAGCATGGCTTATTAGGCTTTCATAATGTATGCGAGTGCATAGTACGGTGGCAAATTGGCGTTAGTTCCGCTTGTACCAGTAGAAGCATTAGAAACAGTAATTCCAGTTGTAGAAGTTCCTGTATTTGTAGTGCCAATAGCATTTGGATTTCCTGAAGCCGCTTGTCCTGGCCCACCAAGAAGAACTGCACCTGAATGTAAATGGCCTGGATCAGTTACGGTTGCCGTATGGGTATGGGTAACTACAATTGAATCAGCAGAACCACCAGTTGCCGCTACGGCATAGGTATCACCAGCGCCAATAACAAATCTATTTTTTAAATTAGGAGTGCTATTTGTGCCATCGCATAAATACCAACCAGTTGGGACGCTAGCAATTGAGCCCGACCACAACATGATCATGCCAGTAACAAATGCATTACCCCAAGTAGGTGTTGCGCTAGATCCTGCTGAAACTAATACTTGGCCAGAAGTACCAACAGAACCGCTAAGTTTAAGTTGACCAGTAATGTTTTGAATACCAGAAACTGTTTGAGTTCCGGCAACGGTAAGCGTTTTTCCGGAGCCTACATTTAGGCCTACTGAAGTGCCAGTTCCATCGCCCTTAAAAATACCGTCAAGGGTATCTAAGTCAGTATTAAGCTTGGTTCCCCAGGTATCGGTTGACGCGCCAACTTCTGGCTTTGTCATTCCTAGGTTCGTGGTGGTGGTATCTGCCATTTCTTGCCTCTATTGTGGGGGTAAGCCTTCGGGGTTAATTATAGTCCAAATTCCAGTATTATCGTCTTTTTTGACCCAAACCGTAGACACATCAGACTGCGGTGCCCAAGTAGGTACGCTAGGGTCTGGCTCAGGTTCCCATAGTAATCTGCGGGTCATTGCGTCTTGGGCATTTAAAGCGTCTAAAAGATTGACGTTATATACTGACCCCGCGGCGCTATAGTCGTCTACAACAGATCCCCAAGCTACAATTTGCATAGCAAAAACCATATTATTTGCGTAAGCATTTTGGCCAGATAATGCTTCGGCAGCGTTAGCCACCATTGTAAGAATGGCGGTTTGGGCGGCGTCGGCCGTAGCAGCTTCAGCTTGGCTTACAAAATAGACAAAAGACGGAACTGTTGTATCGGTTGCAGATCCTGTTTCAGTAACGGCAGCAGCTAAAGTTAATTGATAAGCCAAAGCATCTGCAACAGATACAATTTCCGTAATAGCCGCCGGTAGGGTTAATGTAGCGGCTAAAACTTCATTTGCGGAACTAGTTTCTGATAAAGCTACTGGTATTACAATGACGGCCGCTATGACATCTGCTGTAGTAACCGATTCGGATAACGCCATAGCAAATGAAATTGCTGAAATATAAGCATCGTTTGCGGAAGCAGATTCAATGATTCCAGCGGAAAAAATCCCTACTGTTTGAGCAGTAGAAAAACCATTAGCCGAAATTGGAATATATCCAAACATTAGCCTACCAAAGCCTTTACTTCATCTTCAGTTAAACCCAATGCGGCTAGTTTAGCTAGTGCAGAAGCCTTTGTATCAATGATTGCTTGTGCATCAGTTTGGGCTTGTGCAGTTACGGCTTGTAGGTCGTAAGCTACTTCATTGCCGTCTGCATCGTAAGCGGTATCGCCACGAATAACAGTTACTTGTGGATATAGTTTTATGATTGCTTGTCCTAAATTAATCATTGTGCAATTTCCATAAGAGTAATTGTTGATGTAACACTATTTACTTGTGTATAACTTAAAGAAACATTTAAAAGACTATTTTGTTGGGTTTTATAAGTTGTAGCAGAAGTAGTAGCTGGGCTATCTAAATAAGAAGTGCAAATAGAACCAATATAATTTGGAGAAGAAGAATTTGTATATCCAGCCGCAGTATCTAATGTAATTAAAGTTGTGCTTCCTCTTAAAAGTCTTAATCCTAAACCAGTAGCATTAGATTTAGCACATCCACATTGTTCAACAAAAACAAGAATTTTACTTGTAGCAAATTTAGGTGTAATGGTTGCAGTTAATCCAATATCAGTCCAAGTTGATGTTGTTATTTGCACTTCAGTTGAATAAGTAGCATTAACCACTTGAATAACACTACCAGCACTAGCTTGTGTAGTAGCGTTGTTAAATGTAAGACCATTAGTTTTATGATTGCTTGTCCTAAATTAATCATTGTGCAATTTCCATAAGAGTAA